GGTTCGGGGGTGAACACTTACTTCGCAGCGTCGAATGACGGAGGTGAATTGTTCTATGTTGGTCATCGTAACGACGTAGGTTCGTCGCGTATCTTCGACTATGGGTCGAACTCCAGTAGGAATATAACCACGCTTGCAGATGGTGACACGGTATGTTTTGCCATCGATAACGTAAACCAGAAATGGTGGGTACGGATCAATGACGGTGATTGGGGAGACGTTGTTAACACGACGGGCGATCCCGCTACCAACACTAACGGTACAAGCCTCGGTTCATACACGGCAAGTGCATTAACCGCGCAAACCTCCAAGGGACATTGGGATGTTGGTCTGCGCACCAATACGTCTACCTACGCGCCACCTTCAGGATTTACTTACCTAGACGGTTCCGATCCTTCTATTGTTGCACCTGTCTTTGGCTCTAACTGGAGCACGACGTATGGTTCGCGTACCAATACTACGATCACCGCGCCATCTGATATCACCGACAACGACATCCTGATTGCCACGCTCTTTGTTGGTCGTTACACCAGCAATGGTGGTGCTGTATCAGTCACACCCCCTTCGGGTTGGACACTGGTGGATTACACGTCTGTTGTCGATGCTAGTGGTGACGTGTTCGCCGGAAGGATGTATGTATATTGGAAGCGCGCTTCTTCGGAAAGCGGCGACTATACCTTTGGGCATCCCTCTGCGTTTTCCCAAGGTATCATTAGCAGGTATTCTGGTTGTGCCACATCCGGTTCACCAATCGATGTCTACTCAAAAGCACAAATGAGCGCGCCGGGTTCGACTACGACGACAGCCCCGAGTATCACAACGACTGCATCTAAAGACCTATTGGTTTGGCTGTCACACGATTGGGAAGGCACCGGATCAATATCACCTCCGGCTGGTTTTACCGAACGATCCGACAGTCTAGTCTACACTGCCGACATGGTACAAGTGACGGCGGGCGCTAGCAATAGCAAATCACAACTCAACGGCAACGTCAGTGAGGGCAATCCGTGGGGCGTTATCATGCTTGCGCTCAAGGCGGGACCGCCGACTGTAGCTGCCGACTTGGGTTGGGATGCAACACGCTCTGATGGTGCCGAAACACTCTCTACCTATCAAGGTGTAACGGAAGCTCGCTATTATAGCAATAATGCCATGGGTGGCGTTAGCGCGACTACCGACGTAAATTGGATACCTTCTTCGGGCAAGTTCTATTTCGAAGTGGATTTCTTTAAATTTCCAACGGATCACCGAAACTACTTCAACCTTTATAGCTCTACGAGTTCTGATAATTTTTATTTTGATCTTTACACCCCTACCGGGGCGGTCGTGATGTATCCTATCAACGAGGGTCCGGTGTACTCCTTCTCGGGCGTAACTTGGACGGCAACAAGCACGCTCGATATTGCTATCGACCAGACGGCAGGCAAGATTTGGTTCCGCATAAACAATCTCGGGTGGTTCGACCAATATCGCGGGTGCCGCACTCGATTATGTCTCGCAAGAGTTTGATTTATCTACTGTTACCGGGGCAGAAGTCGAAGTCGGTATCAGACCTACCACGAACGCCAGATCAGCCCCGACAGGATTTCTCCTTATTGACGGCTCGACACCAAGCGATATCGTCACCGGTTCGCTCACCAAGGTCTGGAACGGGACGGCATGGGTGTCAAAAACGGTGAAGGTCTGGAACGGGACGGCATGGGTGTCAAAACCCTTGAAGGTCCGAACCGCCTCGTCTACTTGGTACTGATCGCAAGAAATATGAAATAATTTGAAATTAGATGTTGACCTTTCTTTGAACTTACTATAAAAACGAATTATAGAGAGATTCAGAGAAAGGTTCTCATCATGACATACGAACTTTCGCAGAAAGACGAACTCATTTCCATCCTCGTAGAACAGTACAAGAGCGCCTACGGCTTCAAGCCACGCGGGGACGCCTACACGCGTCTGACCGAGATGTCCTACGCCGAACTTCAGCAAGAAGCCGAATACATGAACGTCGTTGTCGAGCAGTCGATTAAAGACGACGAAGATCGTGAAAATCGCGCCGTCGTCAAGTTCCTCTCGCGCATTGCCGAAAACCTCGGTCTCGGTGCCGCCGACGAAGCCACCGCCTATCGTTGGCTGTTGCAGTCCGAAGACATGGCGGATGAGCCCGACCAAGAACACATCGAATACAACTTCGGTCTCCCCTACGGTTACCTGAAAGGAAGGTATGCATGATCGAAGTCGAAACGACTAAATTCTTCGCGGTTCGGCGCGTCCACGGCGGTTGGTACACCACCGATTATGGTGCTGGTCTGGTGCCGAATGTGCTGGACGCAGAACGCTTCGGCGCAATCGTTGATGCCATTCAGGTCGCCGACCCGGAGAAGGACGAAATAGTCCATGCCGAAGTCACGATCAAAGTTAGCATCGTAGAAAATTCGAAATAATTTCAAATTCCCTGTTGACATTGTCCGGGGAATTTTTTAAATTAATGGCATAGAGAGAAACAAAGAAAGGCTTCTGCCATGAAATTCGAACGTTCTTCCTTCCTCTACTCCAGCATGTGGTTGACCTACGTCATGCCAGACGGCACCAACCAGTTCATCGCCCGGTTCCGCGCCGGTAACAAGAACTCCAAAGCTTCCTTCTTGACGTTCCTGATCAACAACTTCTCTGTTGAAGAGTATGTTGAGCGTCTTGAAGTGCGTCGTGAAGCGCCGTTGACCATCCTCGAAAGCAAGGGCTATGTTAGCCCGAACATGAAGAAAGCCGCCAAGCTTCGTGAGCTTGCCGCCGCCTTCCGCGTTGCTGCCTAATCGAAAGGGCCTCAAAGATGTACGCCACCCAAGAAACCGTCTACCGCGAATATTCGTCGGCTCGCTGGAACTACTGGACCTATGTCGATGGTCTTCGCTATCCGATCAGCCAGTTCCAGCACGACAAGATGATCTATCAGGGCGCAAAGAGCGTCACGGTCAAGTGAAGGGGCCTCTCATGAAGATCAAAGAAATCCTTAACCGGCTTGAGCGGTCCATCGTGAACCAAGGGCGCATTGTCGATTGGGAAAACTTGAGAGACATGGTCAATAATGCGACCGGTTCTGAACTACCAGCGTCAAAGCTCGACACGGCGACACAACAGCTCGTCAACCGGCTTCACAAAAAAGCCGACTATCTCCTGAAGAGATAATTCGAAATAATTTGAAATTTCCTCTTGACCATAATTCGTTTTGGTTCTATGTTCTAATCATAGAGAGAAACGAGAGACGCGAGACGTGCTTCCCCTCCTGAAGAAAAAGCTTTTGTTTGTAGTCTACCCGATCTTCTCGATTGAAGATATCGTAACAGAGATCGTCTCGCTGATTGCCTTCTAACCCAACCGAAAAGAGAGATACCGCCATGGGCGAATATGTTTACAAAGTCACCGCCAAGACCGTCAAGCTCACAGACGGCACGAAAGCCAACGTTGCCGTGTTCGCCTACAAACCCTACGGTTGGGATAGCGACGGCTTGAACGGCAAGATGTACTTCCAGACCGGTTGCCCCGCTGCTGAACGTTTCGTGAAGGGCAAGAACTACACAGGCAAGGTCGTCCTCGGCGGTCTTAAAGACGGCAAGCTCTATGTCGGTTCGACCGTCGCCAAGAAATGCACAAGAGGCACCCTGACCGGCTACGAATTCGAATTCATAATGGCAGATGCCGGTGTCCCGGTTAACATGCCAGTCGGCACCAACGTTGCCTTCGTCTAACCCCAAATTGTTGCTCGTACCCGCCACATGTTTGTGGTTGGGTGCCAGCAATCTTGCCGAAAGCATCTAGGCATAATACGTCTAACCCAAGAAAGGGCCTCAACATGAAATTCCCAAAATACGTTCTTAGTGCTTCCGGCAGTGTCACAGCACCGCACCTCGATATCATTCTTCGTTCCGATGACCATGAACTGGCGATAGAACATGCGAAGGAGATCGCCGGTCGCCTCTTTGAGGTTGGTTACTTCGCCTTTGACGTGTTTGAAGTCAGCCCCGATGGTGACAAGTTCAATGTCGGACTTCGCGTCGAGCGACCGGCTCCGGTAGTCATCGTTTGCAAGCGATGACAATGGAGATGATCTTACAAGCTGGTGGCGGGGCTTTGATCTTCGCCATGATGGTTGCGTTGATGGTGATCGCCGTCCACAACGAAATGAAAGGTTAAACCCGGGTTCATCGCCCGGGTTTTTTTGTATCAATCTTTTCGATCAGTATCCGGGCATCGGCTTCGGTGTTGCAGATCGCCACCTCATTCCTGAACCATTGCGGGGCACCAAACATGCCGGTGTTCCAGACCTGAGAGACGACCTTGACCTTACCGTTCCACGGCTCGATTTCGTAGGTAATGGTTCCTAGCTCGGTCAATCCTTCTTCTCCGCGTGAGTGTCTTCGACCAATGTATGGACCGAAATAGCAGCGGTCCGCCACCACTCCCGAAGCTCTTCCAGCGAGTCGGTTTCAAACCGCACTTCGACGTTTGGATTCCAGCTACTGCTTTCAAGCACCCGGTATCGTTTACTCATTCGGTCTCTCCTTCGTACTTTGCCTTCAGCTTGGCAAGTGTCGCCCGCTCCTGTTCTTCCTTGTCCTTGGCTTTCTGTTCGGCGGTCGCTGCCTTCTTCTTCTTGCGTTCTTCAGACTGGCGCGCATAGTAAAGACGCTTTGAATATTCGGAGTCGTTCTCCGCGCGGCGGAACATAAATTGGAGTTCGGTTGGGTTATAATCGTACGTCGAAATGAACATCGTCACATCATCCATGGTCAGATGAGGATGAGCTTCCTTCACCTCTTCCCATTTACTGAGAATATAGGACAGGTTGACATGGTCGCTATGCCGAGTGAACTCATGTGGCACATCGAAATACATGGCGTCTTCTCGCGTCTCGCGCGGAATATTTGGATCATCGATCATGCGCGTTCGTCTTCCTTATGGGCGGTCCCGCCGAAGTTTAGCATGTTGTAATATTCGCGAAGATAGGTTTCATCTTCGGATTGGGTTTCATAGCTGGCGAAGACCGTCGTCATTTCGAACATGCGACGATCCACGTCGGTCACCTCGGAATAGAGGAAGCCGAAGACCTTGAACTTGCCGTCAAGGTAGTCCTGAAGGGCGGTCATGCGCTGCTGTCCATCAATCAGAAGGTTGTCGTATGGAGAACCGATTTCCGCCGTGTTGTAGGTGAAGGTTCCAAGGTTGATGCCGCGCCATGCCGATTCCATGAAGGAAATCTGCTGGCGTTCAGTCCAGACCTTGCCGCGCTGCCAAGTCGGCAGGAAGAAGCCCATGATTTCACGATAGCCGAAGTTGTTCTCGGTGAACGACTTCCCGGCAAGATATTCCTTGCGGCGATGGATCGGACCCGCCATCGTTGAGTTGTAGGATCGTCCAAGATCAACCCGTTCGGGCATCAGACGTAAAGAGGTTGTCATTTCAATCCTTCCGGATAGGCTTGCTCGCGAATATCTTGCGGAAGCATGCGATAGATTTCTTTGTCGGTGAGGCTGTCGAGCGGAACGGAACAGGTTCCTTGACGATAGACAAGGACGTACTTGACGCCGTCGATCACGCCTTTGAAGTCTTTATGGGTTTTGGAGTAGAGTTTTTTCAGAAGCTTTTCACGAGTGAACATATTCGCTCTCTTTCTAACAGGTTCTCTATAACCTGTTTTTAGAACGAATTCTGCTTCCTGTCAATCATTATTTAAAATAAAAAACGCTAGGTCGATCACAAAGACCAACCTAGCGCTGCTCCCCAAAACGCGGGGTAAACTTGATTACGCGTTCGCCGTGACGAAGTTCCGGGTGATGTAGTTGGCGCGTTCGATATCACGTTCGATCACATCCAACACCACCCCGGCTTCAACGAATGGCTTCATACTCTTGCCACCGACTCCACCATCGAAACCGGCGACAAGCAACGCAGCACTGTTGATCATTTCAAGAACGTCGCTAAACCTGACAAAGTCTCCACCGTTCGTTTCGGAGACTCCGCCTTCAGCGACGGTATACCGCACCAATTTCAGCATCTATTATTCTCCCAATGTTGTTCCCAACGCGAGGGAGTAAAGCACAAAAAGTTTTTGGGGAGAACCCCAAAAATGATTAAAAGTTGTTCATGCTAAAGCGCGGTAAATGGCGGCGTAACGCTTGTCAAAGGCGACGTTTCTTGCGTGACGTGCCTCATCAACTTCGGCTTTACTGATCACCCCGGAGATAAGGTAACGACGGTTCTTTGCGCCAACCCGTCGCTCAAGTTTCTTACTAGCCTTGAACAGGATGTCAAGTGCGCCGAAGATTTCGTGGTTTATCTTGCGTGCCATGGATGTCAGACCTCTTTGGTTGCCTCTATAACTCGTTTTTAAAACGAATTCCAAGACCTGTCAAGCGTCATTTCCAGACGATCTTATCGAAATCTATATTGGAGAAAACGTTATCGACCAACCAGAAGATGGCAATCGCGACATAACCACAACATCCGATCACCAGCATGACCGGTCCAAGCATGGCATAGAGGGGCACCCTCAAGATGTCCCCTACAGTGACATAGAAGTTGAGTGTCTTGACGACCGGGAGAAATATTATCGCCCCGAAAAGTCCGGAGAGATACCACAAGCCGATCCACCCGGCGATTTGAGAAATCATCATATCAGTCGAACCGGACCGTGACGCCCTTGAGCAAGCCGCTACAGACGACACCGCTCACTGGCTTGCCGTTGACCCCGGTCGCCTTAAAGCTAGATGAGAAATCATCCTTACCACAGCCGAAGAACGCATAGCCGCCGATCTCCACGTTGGTCATGCCGTACGCCTCGATTGCCGACTTGGCGGCATGAGGATTGACCCCGCACGACGCCAGAAGAGCGACAACCGGCAGGGCAAACAAAATCTTTTTCAACTGAATTTCCTTTTATTGAGATTTGTATTGGGTTTGGGCGACAATACCCAATTTTTAAACCATGTCAACAGGCGCGGTCTAAATAACCCTAAATAGTTTGAATTATTCGAATAATTTGGAGACTAAATCCATGAGCTTTAACGTTAATGACTTCAGGGCAAACCTGACCTTTGGTGGTGCCCGCGCTTCCAAGTTTGAAGTGCAAATCACCAATCCTTGGGATTCCAGTTCGGACCTGAAGATTCCCTTCCTTTGCAAGGCGGCTTCGTTCCCGGCTCTGACTGCTGGCACGGTTGAAGTTCCGTACAAGGGACGCAAAATCAAGCTGGCTGGCGACCCTACATATGAAGAGTGGGTAGTTACGATTATCAACGACAATGACTTTGCAGTTCGCAATGCGATTGTTGCATGGTTCCGGGCAATCCACCCGGTATCGGACACAACCGGCACTTTCGCCAGCACTTCCCCGGCTCTCTATAAGTCGCAGGCGCTGGTTCGTCAATTCGATCTCAACGACAACGTTGTGAAGACCGCGACCTTCGATGGTCTCTTCCCGTCTGCTGTTAGTGCAATCGAACTCGCATGGGAAACGACTGACCAAATCGAAGAATTTCAGGTCACGTTCCAATATGACTGGTGGGTTTAATCCACCGGTCCCTACAGGTGAATAATGGCTGAACTTTTTGGTTTCGAAATTAAACGAAAGTCCCCGGTAGAAGAACCGCATTCGTTCGTTGAAAAACAGGACGATGACGGCGCTCTTATCGTTGCGGCTGGTGGTAACCAGTCGGCTTTCGTTGACATCGAAGGCACAGCACAATCCGAAAACGATCTGATCTTCAAGTATCGGACGATGATGCTCAACGCCGAAGTCAATTCGGCAGTTGACGACATTGTCAACGAGGCGATCAACGTTGGCGATACCGAAGCCGTTGTGACGATCAACGTCGATGACGTGCCGTATCCTGACTCTATCAAGAAGAAGATCGTCGCTGAATTCGAATATGGTCTTCAGCTTCTCGACTTCTCCAATTCCGGCTATGAAAAATTCCGGCAGTGGTACGTCGATGGGCGCTCCTACTACCATGTGATCATTGACGAACAGAACCCGAAGCAGGGCGTCAAGGAGCTTCGCTTCATCGATCCGACCAAAATGCGCAAGGTCAAGGAATATGATCAAGTGCGGGAAGGTCAAATCTATGTCAAGAAGCTGAAGAATGAATATTTCATCTTCATGGATACGTCCATCTCTGGATACGATCCGATCAAGGGAAACAACACCTCGGTTCTTCAGGGACTCAAGATTGCCAAGGACTCAATCATCACCGTTAACTCCGGTCTGGTGAATGAGCGTAACACGCAAATCCTGTCGTACCTGCATCAAGCCTACAAGGCGCTCAATCAGCTTCGCATGCTGGAAGATGCCGCTGTGATCTATCGCATTGCTCGTGCTCCGGAACGCCGCGCGTTCTACATCGACGTGGGCAACCTGCCGAAGGTCAAGGCGGAACAGTACATGCGGGACATGATGACCCGCCATAAGAACAAGCTGGCATATAACGCTTCGACCGGGGAAATCCGGGACGACCGTAATTTCATGACGATGACCGATGACTATTGGTTGCCCCGTCGTGAAGGTGGTCGCGGAACGGAAATTCAGCCGCTTGCCGGTGGTGCCAACCTCGGGGAAATGACCGATGTCGAGTACATGCAGAAGAAGCTTTACAAGTCTCTTCGTGTACCGGAAACGCGCATGTCGGGTGATTCGATGTTCAACGTCGGTCGCTCCTCGGAAATCAGCCGCGAAGAAGTGAAATTTTCGAAGTTCATTCGTCGTCTGCGCACCCGCTTTTCCATGTTGTTCGATAGGTATCTTGAAAAGCAACTGGTCCTGAAGGGCATCATCACCCCTGACGATTGGGAGCAAATCAAGGACACGATCAAGTACGATTACAGCCTTGATAACCACTTCGAAGAACTGAAGAACATCGAAGTCCTTCGCGAACGGTTCAACCTTCTTGACGAAGCCGACGCCTATGTTGGCGCTGAAAAGAAGTACCTCTCGCGCGCATGGGTTCGCAAGCACATTCTTCAACAGACCGAAGAAGAAATTGAGCAAATCCAGAAGGAAATCGAAGAAGAAATAGCGGAAGACGCTGCCGATGAGGAAGCCTTTGGTTCGGATGATGAAGAGAAGGTCGATCCGACTGCCAATAACCCGGCGCAAACGTTGGTGATCCAAACCGCTCCTGCCCCGGCTGCACCGAAAGAAACCCCGGCACAAAAGGCGACGGAGAACAAGCCCGCCAAGCCAAAAACTAAAACGGAGACTGAATAAATGAGTAGAGCACTTGAACTTGTACAGCTTGCCAAGGAAGGCAACGCTTCCCGCTTCGGCGACCTGATGGTTGCTGGCATTCAGGAAAAGGTTGTTGCCGCCGTTCAGGCAAAGCGCGCCCGTCTTAGCGAAGGTGAAAATCCATTCGCCAAGAAGGATGACGACAAGGACGAAGACGAAGATGACAAGGACGACAAGAAGTCCAAGTCAGACGATGACGACGACAAGGATGAAAAGTCCAAGGACAAGTCGGACGACGACGATGGAGATGACGACTAATGAAGACGTTTAAACAGTTCTTGGAGACGGTCGAAGCACCGCGCTCCGAAGCAGAACGAAATTTCATCAAGAAGCACGTCGTCAACGTCGATCAGAAGGTCTACCCGAAGAAGGAAGTCCCGACCGAAAAAGACGAAACGCGCGATGCCGACTACAAGGACGGTGAAGACGCGGTTGTCTACGAGACGGTCGATGCTCTGGTCAAGGAAGCCTTGCTGGAAGGTCTGAACCTGAAGGTTGGCGTTCTGAAGTTCACAGACGGCACACAAACCGTGGTCACGCGTGACGCGATCAGCCGTCTCGAAAAGGTCTATGCCAGCACTCAGGACAAGTCGGGCATGGAAAAAGAAATCAAATCTTCGAAGGATAACTTTGAAGCTCTTGTGGCTTTGGGAGACTAATTCAAATGTCTATGCTTCTCATTACGGAACTTACTGAAACTATCCAGTTCCTTAAAGAAACAACGGAAGATGGTGCAAAGAAATACTTCATCGAAGGCATCATCATGCAGGGTAATATCAAGAACCGTAATGGACGCATTTACCCGACCGAAATTCTTTCTCAGGAAGTTGATCGATATACTGAAGAGTACATCAATCGCAACAAGGCATACGGTGAGTTGGACCATCCGACAACCCCGACTGTTAGCCTTGAGCGGGCCTCGCATATGTTCACTGATCTTCGCGTTGAAGGCAACGACGTTGTCGGTCGCGCGCGTGTCATGACATCCCTGCCAATGGGCAAGATCGTTGCGGGCCTCATCGAAGAAGGTGCCAACCTTGGCATTTCCTCGCGTGGTCTTGGGGCGGTCAAGAAGAACTCGGCAGGCATCATGGAAGTTGCCCAGTTCCGTCTTCAAACCCCGGGTGATCTTGTCGCCGATCCATCAGGACCGAACTGCTACGTTCAGGGCATCATGGAAGGTGTTGAGTTCTACTTCGACGTTGCCTCGCAATCTTGGGAACAGAAGGCACTTCAAGTTGTCGAGGAGCATATTGAAGAAATCCACAAGAATTACAAGCAAATTGACGAAGCTAAGGCGTTCCTGATGTTCAATCAGTTCCTTGAAAGCCTCAAGAATTCGTAATCACTAAATAATTTAAATTTCTAATCTAGGAGATTAACGATGACGAAAGAATTGATCGAAGCAAAGGCGACGGGTGAAGACTCCGTAGCTGCCGATCCGGTCACTGGTGCTGGTGGTGAAGTCCAAAAGCGCAAGGCTGACAAAGAACTAAAGAATGGCGGCTCGGCAGATAATGTCGAGAAGTTCGTAAAGACGCCTGAAGGTTCGAATGACGCTGGTCTGCATGAAGCCGTTAAGGGCCTCTTTGCAGGCGAAGAGTTCTCGGAAGAGTTCAAGGCAAAGGCTGCTGTTGTTTTCGAAGCTGCTGTTCGCGAACAGGTTGCCGCTGCTGTTGCTGCCTTCACTGAAGCTAAGGAAGCCGAATACGCTGCCAAGCTTGAAGAAGCATCTGTTGCTGTTGAAAAAGACCTTTCCGAAACGGTTGAACAGTTCATGGAATTCACTTCCAAGAAGTGGCTTGACGAGAACGCTGTTGCTGTTGAGTCCGGTCTCAAGGTCGAACTTGCTGAATCGCTTCTCGACGGTCTGAAGAGCCTGTTCGTTGAACACAACGTTGTTGTCGATGAGTCCAAGGTTGACACGATCAACGAAATGGCAACCGAACTCGACGTTGTTACGAAGAAGTTCTCTGCTTCCGTCAAGGAAAACGCTGAACTGTCTGAACAGATCATTGCACTCAAGAACGAAATCGCTTTTGCCGATCTTGCTGAAGGTCTTGCTGACACTCAGGTCGAAAAGCTTCGTTCGCTTGCTGAAAACGTACAGTCCGCCTCCACCGACGACTACGTGTCCAAGGTCAAGGCACTTCGCGAATCCTTCTTCAATGAAGCTGCCGTTGTCGCTCAATCCGACGTAACGGAAACCCTCACGGAAGAAGTAGCTGCCGTAACTGGTCCCTCTGGCACACCGGAAATGGTTTCTCTTGCTGAAGCGCTCTCGCGTTTCGCCAAGTAAAAAATTTCCTAAATAGATTTAAATATTTAACTTAAGGAGAGTTAATCCAAATGTTGACTGAAGACGTAAAGAAGAAGTGGGCACCAGTTCTTGAGCACGACAAGTTCGCGCCGATCAAGGACTCCCACCGCGCTGGCGTCACTGCCATGGTTCTTGAAAATACCGAAAATGTTCTCCGCTCCGAAGGCGCAATGAACATGTCCGGTCTGCTTCAGGAATCGGCACCGACGACCAACACTGGCAACGTTGCCAACTACGACCCGGTTCTGATCTCGCTCGTTCGTCGCGCGATGCCTAACCTGATCGCTTACGACATTGCTGGCGTTCAGCCGATGACCGGTCCTACGGGCCTCATCTTCGCAATGCGTTCGAAGTACGTTGATCCGGCAAACTCGGCTGTTAAGACTGAAGCATTCTACAACGAAGCCAACACGGCGTTCAGCGGCACTGGTTCGCAGATCGGCGCACTCGGCTCCGTAGTTGGTGCTAACGTTGCCAACACCTCGCTGTTCGCTTCTGGTGCGGGCCTCTCGACGGCTGCTGCTGAAGCACTCGGCGATGCTGCCAACAATGCTTTCCACGAAATGACCTTCGACATCGAAAAGGTTACCGTGACTGCAAAGAGCCGCGCTCTGAAGGCTGAATACTCCAGCGAAATCGCACAGGACTTGAAGGCAATTCACGGTCTTGACGCTGAAACCGAACTGGCGAACATGCTCGCTGCTGAACTGCTCACGGACATCAACCGCGAACTCATCCGCACGATCTACGCTACTTCGAAGATTGGCGCTGCTGAAACCACGACTGCTGGCACGTTCGACCTTGACGTTGACTCTAACGGTCGCTGGTCGGTAGAAAAGTTCAAGGGCCTGATGTTCCAAATCGAGCGCGAAGCCAACGCCATCGCTCGCGAAACCCG